AAATCACACTTACACTTAACTTTTGACCAGTCGATCACGCCATTGTGTGTGCTAACGTCAATTCCTCGAATTGAGAATGAAGAAAAATTTATACCCATGAGACTCCTAACTAAACATGATTACTTGTCAGCCACCGCCATAAGGAAGCGTTGGCGGAGTGAAATTGCTTGTCCACCTTGCTACGCCTTTTGAAATTCTAAATTCATCAATATATCCATAAATATGATAATATAATCCTTGATATTTTCCTATTTGGAATTCTGCTGCGACATTATCGACAGACACGGAACTAGTCTGAGTTCCACCAACTTGCGTTCCATCTTGGAAAAGATACCAATCATTCCCATTTCTAACTAACGCGATATGATACCATGTATTAATAGATAAAGAAGTATTAAAAATGATACCAGTAGCATCTGATCCGAATACCCACTGTAATGTTCCAGATGAATTATATAAACCCATTAATTGTCTGTCACTGTCTGATACCCATTGCGAAAAAATCATTTGATAATCGCTAGCTATTGGAAGGGAAACAAATCTCACCCTGAAATCTATTGTAAACGGATTTGTACTATAAAAAAAATCATCACTATCTGGAGTCGATAAATAACCAGTACCAGCAAAAGATCCAGATGCTCCTCCAAATACAAATTGCTCTGTGCTTATTTTTGCATCACCGTTGGCTGTCCAAGTTTTACCACTCTCATCTGTGAAAGTGGTTGACCCGTTTGCACCATCCATATGAAGAAGTACCTTAGTATACGAATCGTCTACTGCCATTAACTCACCGCCGTTTTTCTTCCCGAAATTGAAACAGACAAATTAACTATGGTTCCTGCTCCGGTGACATACGGATAGATCCAATCGCCCTTTGAGAACGTGGTGGCTGTCCACCCTGTAAAGGTTGTAACTTCTGCTAGTTGAGTACCAGCAAGAGCGGGTTTTGTAGCGGTACCAACGATTGAAAACGCGGTACCAGGTGTTCCTGTTCCTACTTGCGCATAAGTCATTTTATAAATATCAACCGTTCCGTTGCCCAAGACAGTACCTGAGTTCAACCTTAGTGCTTCAATAGTTCCATTGAATCCGCACTCAAAAGGTGGGTATAATGTCGTTCCTATTGGTGATGTAATAAGATATGTAACTGCAAAATCATCATCTATCCATTTTACAGTCCCGGCGTTCCATATTAGTTTTTGACCTGTAATACCACTGCCTGCCATTTGACCGGCAACAGTACCTGATATTTGAGTAGCAATAGTTCCTGCGATAGAAGTAGCGAGCACATCTCTTGTCATGCTGAAATTAGCAGTGCCGCCCCTTTGAAAAGGAAAAGTATCTGCCGCTAACGGTGTTCCCGCTGTTAATGCTGATATTTTAGTATCTACCATATTGTCTCAATTCTAGGGACATTCAAAATCCCTATAACCCAAAATGTTTTTGTCTTTTTCAATGTAATCAAGCGTTAGTTGGTATTCTTTATTAAATTTATCGTAAATTAACAACGATGGATTTTCTGTTTTCATTTCGTCAAAATATTTCAATCCTCTACATTGTGCATATAAATCTTGTTCATAATAATTTATTAAAGTTCTTTGTTCTTTTTTTATTGGATTAAGTTTTATTTCGCCTGTCTTTATATAAGATAATGTTCCGACCACCACATATAAAACAGCGGCAAAAAAAATAAAGAACGATTGTTTTTTCATTTTATGATCTCCTTACTTATATTATACATAAGGTTAAAATACCTCTAAAGACGCTTGTTTTGTTTTATATCCAAAAAATATTGCATTGTTGGCATAAATTTCAAAATTTATACCATTGATGAAATAATCCTCATTTATTCCAGACACAGTTTCCTCATAAGTAAATCGATCTCCAATATCTAATATAAGAAAAGAATACATTCTTTGTTCGTCTGTATTAGCGCAAAGGGTAACCGTTTCTGTTCTAGTTATCGGGTCTTGATATTGAGTTAATAAAGTTTGCGCAACTGTTCCAGGAGTTGCTGTTCCTATTTGATATGGCATATCAATATCTAGTGTTGATTTACCAAAAGTATTTACAGAAGCTGTTCCTATATATTCACTTGGAACAGGTGTATATATTTTTAATGCAGTTCCCCTAATATTAAATTTTGTCAAATAAAATGTCCAAGAAGAGTAGGCTGCGCCCGTCCCTGAATTAAAATTTACCGTTCCATTAAACGAACTATTATTGTTATTAATAGAGAACGAAACATCTGGAGAGTCATTTCCACCGGATCCATCTGAATAAGGATGTGCCTCATAGTCAACGTAAATAACAGGGCTTATAAGCGATAATCCAACAAATCCACTATTATAATTTCCAGAAAATGCAACGTTTCCGATATAAGCACCTCCAACTCCCGGAACAGCAGTTGTTGGTATTGCTAATGCAGCCGGCATATTATATAAAACATCAATAGCCGTCCCGGTTGTTTTTGGAACAGAGTTGACAATTATTGAATTATATAAATCGTTTCCGTTTTCAACCACAGCATTAATCTGCTGATTTACAAACGATGAATTATAATTAGTTACCTCGTCTAATTTTATATATCCACTTCCATCCTCTAGTTGAAATTTGCCGCCATCCTCTTTTAGTAAATATCCACAAGATGCCAACGGAGTAGTTACGGAAATTACAGTAGCGGAAGTTATTCCTGTTCTTGTTTTTCTACCCTCAACAACAAATTTTTCATAATTTGTAGAATCGTGTCTTATGTAAGCATATCCAAACTCAGATAAGCACGCGTCGCTTATAGCCTTTAGGCAATTTAGTTTAATTGATTGATCTTCAAATGCAGAAAAGAAAGTATCTTCACACGTATTGTATAGTGTCGCTAATGGTTGAATAGATTGTTCTGCTAAAACCAAGGCAATAACTTCCGCAGCGGTTTTACTTTGAACAAATGCCGGACTATCTATTTCATGGATAGCGCATTGTTCTATGAAGTCCCTTACTTCAACCAATGTTTGTCTACTTTTATTTGATCCTGGTTGAATATCGATTCCGCTTGCTGGAATGCGACCGTAAAATTTAGGGTACGCTACATCTGCATAAACAACTGAAAATCTAACAGTGATTCCGGCTTGAAATCCAGTTCTACAATTTGTATGACCAGGCGAATAATAACCAATCAATCCTGCGCTGTTATTTTCAGAGTTATTGAGAGAGAAATTAAACGTTCCTGTTGAAGCAACCCTAGCTAACGGGGATGAATCTTGAATACCATAGGTACATGTTATTGGAGTTGATCTAATAACATCCTCTGTAACGTCCGTCCATGCGCCCGCGGTTCCCGCAAACTGCATTTCTAATTTAATTGAATCTGGATAAACTGACATTATGCTGCCTTTTGCGCAAATAAATAGGCGTCTCTAAGCGCAAGTGGGAGTCTATTTAGCTCGCGTCTCATTCCTTGAATTTCAATTAATAATTCCTGATTATTGCCACCGCCTTTTGTAATTTCTATACTTTCACCAGAAGTAGCGCCAACTCTGAATGAGTCGTTTGGGAACCCGGCTGGAACAACCATAGACAATCCGTTTGCACCGCCCGCATTTATTCCACTGTCATAAATAGAACCATGAGTACCGTGAGTTCCGCCTTGATATTGTTGGTCATATATTGATCCCCTTGATGTGTATGATTTAATTCCATTAAGAAGAACACCTTGCGCTGCCGCAAGTTCTTCTGCGGCCTGTTTTGTTTTTTGATATTCATCAACCGTATCCCTCATTGCCGCGGCAGTAGTAAATTTCCAGTCCTTTACATAAATACCACTTGCAATAAAAGTATATCCAAGTTCTTCCATTGAGTCCCCGAAATCAGCCGAAGCGTTTTCGGACTCAGCCATGTTATATTTCATAATGAATAAAAGTTCGTTTATGTTTCTAGCGTCTGTCATCCACACCCTTCCAATTGCTTCGTGTAGGTTTTCTGTTGCAACTTTTAAATTAGCACTTGCATCGCCAGCCTGATTTATAGCAATTGCAGCGCCGCCATATTCAGTTTGTAATTCTTGTAATAATAAATTTTGATAACCAATAACATCATTAGCGGCTTTAAAATTATTAATTTCTCTTATTTGCTCTTCAGAAAACGAAACACCTGCTCTTTTTAATGCCGTATATCCTGAAAAGTCATTCATTGCCTTTCCAATCATTGTTACACTGCTTTGTAAATCTTGTCCTAAAACAGCGGACATATCAGCGGCAGCTTTCAATGTATCTGGAAAAACATCTTTATTAATTTTTGTAAATGTAAGTAAGACGGCTTCTGCGGATGTAACTAATTCATCATCAATACCGGCCGACAAACTTATTTGCTGTGAAAGCTTGTTTAATTCAGTAGATGTAATACCGGCCTGGTGTCCAGTTGAGATTAATACTGCGTTTAGTTTGGCTTCTGAAACAGAGGCCTCGTTAGCGGCCTTTTCACACATTACCATATAGTCAATGGTTTTTTTAATTGCAGTTGCCGCTATTCCTGCGGCGCCAGCCATACCCAAAGAGAATCCAGTTACAGACTGAAAGGCGCTGCTAACTCCCCCTAGTTGGGATTTCGAATTAGCCAACCCCTTTTCGAGGTCGGCTGTTTTCGCTCCGATGTTGTACCACATTGATCCTATTTGACCCATGTTATGCCTTTTTTATCTTTGACCTTGCATCATCTATGTTAATAAGATCGTTTATGTCTTGAACAGACAAGGCTTTTATTTCTGGTATAGTCCAGTGAAACCGTTCTGCAAAATTCCAGATTACTAATTCAGGGGGAGCGGGTTTTTTGAAAATGATGCAATCGTAAACCCGCTCACTTAGTTTTTTGGGTCATCTAACGGCTTCATCGCCTTGTCAACCAGGGCGTTATAGAACCTTTTGGCTTCATTCATGGTCATGGATTTAATTGTTTTTTCGTCAAGTCCGGTAATTTTACAAAGTATTTCTACTTCTTTTTTTCTTGCAAATACCGGACTTCGTAAATCCTGCCATTCACCAAAAGTCAGTTTATCCAGATCGAATGTAACTTCATCCCCATTCGGTAAGGTGTAATCAGCCATTTAGTTAGTCCCTTCCACACGGGTTCCGTTTTGCTGCCATGAACAAGACGCTGTCGATTTGTCGGCGTAAGGGTGAGAGAATCCAACGCCCTTTGAAATAGCTGGTATGGTGTATTTTGGTTTACCAACAGCGGTTCCTTCAGGCTGCCACATCAAAGTTCCTTGATTGCCTTCTGTCAACGTAGACCATGTTGCCGTACCTCTTAAGTTTGTTCCTGATTGGAAGTATGAAACCATGTCCGCTTGACCGTCTTTGAGACCAGTCAAATACTTTTTATTAGTATCTGCCCCGGAGGATTGATCTGGCAAATCAACAGAAGGCGTGTAGTTAAAAGCCGTTTGATCGCCCGAAATAATATTAGTTCCAGATGCCTGTGTCCACGTTACAACTAATGCACTTCCTGAATATGAATTTGTACTCATTGTTTATGTCCTTTTCTATGAACGGATTCTGTAAAGAGCGCCAGCCATGTAGACCGGTTCGCCATTACTCAAATATTCTGTATTCTCAAATTCACCCTCCCTGGCAGTCCAAAAGTTATTCCTGCCCGTTATGGTCAATGTCTTTCCATGTAGTAAAGCGTCAATCTGTGTATCGATGTTCCCAGCAGCAGCGGTTGATACTTTTGAATAAGCTCTAATAAAATAGACTGTATTCTTTTCTCTATTAGGACTCTCATTAGCCTCGCCACCACCCTGTAAATTGAAAACTACATAAGGATATGCAGCCGTTCCCGCTTGATCTTTGTAAATAGAGTTAGTCCCTGCCAGTAAAGCGGTCAAGGCGGTTCCTTGTTGTAAAGTGGTAAAAATTGCAGCACTAGTTGGATTCATGGCCCGTTAATCCTTTCCACCGTTCGCCTGAGTTAAACTTCTGTGCAACACTTTCAGCGGCGGGTGTTAGGAATGGTTGAGCAGCTTGTCTACTTGTGCCTAATTCAACAAATGACGCGTAATTCACGCTAGGACCAACATTAACGAATCCCTTTTCAGGTTTAGGGTGTTGGATAGTTTCAACGTTTTGATTAGCACCTTTTGCGTTTGAATCCGCAACATCGAAAGTGTTACCCTCTGGCGTTTCTGTATAAATAGAATTTCTCATAGCCGAAGTGTCAACCGCTGCCAATGGTTTAGCAGCGCTCTCAATATCAAAGCCGATAATGCGCATAATATCATCCCGGTTCTTTCCAAGATTAGCCGCAACTCTATCAACTTCCTTAGTATCAATAACGATATTGTTCATACTTTTTCCAATTCAGCGCGAACAGTAACGTTCCAGGATCGATCTTGTCCACTAACAGCTACAACGTTGTATTGATTGCTTCCGTAAGCAAACCTATTTCCAACCGTGATCACCGCGTTATAAGGCAGGGTTAAAACAGTCTTTTGATAACTTTTATACCCACCGCCTTGTGTTTGTTCGCGCCCACTTGTCACATCTACCCTGCAATCAATTGCAGTAGTACCGGCCCACGTCATAGAGTTACCTCCTTGACCGTCTGGGGTAACACTACCCGCGAGGATAGTCCCGCTATCAGGCATTGTCTCTAATACCTGGCTGCGCATAAATGCAAGTTGAGTTGAACTAATGAATCCCACTCATGTCTCCTCGAAACATCGATACTGTGTTTTGTTTACCCATGCTTGCAAAGTATTCGGCTTGTTTGGTGTAGAACTGGAATACTTGTGAGTTTTTTATAGAGTGATTATCGCTAGACCAATCAACTTGATTAGCCACATTTGAAGCCTTTCGTTTCCAAATATCACTAGCCGCCATGTTAACATCATAAGTCCTACCCGTGACATAGAACGCCGTTCCTACTGTGTCATTTGTGAAAGTTACTACACCTCTCACGTTGTCGACTGAATATAAGGCAGTTCCTACAACCGTCCCGCTTGCATATTGTAAGTAGAATAATGTACCGGCTTCTGTGTCGGGATAGGTTCTGAATTCTTTATAGACAATCGATCCGGCAACCTGTTCGGGAATAGTGTCCATAGGTTCAAATTGGAAGTCCCTACGATGATTATCTAACGAGGCTTGAATATGGTCATCTGAGAAGTAGGTAGAAGTCCCTACCTGAAATTCCGCACTACCTGCGTTGGATAATTCTCTTACGGTTTGTACTAAGTCTGACATTCCAGTTCGCATAATTACACCTTATACTTTACATTATCGTTGTACATTGTGTTTCGCATCATGTTGAACCTCTTACTATCTGGTTGTATTCCATGCCATCCTAAGATTACAGGTTTTTCACACATATTCACATTCACGGTCGCGTTAAATCTGTCATCCATTTTGAAAACAATTTCCGGGTATTTCTTTGCCATTTCATTAAACGATCCTTGCTCTACCCATCTTTTGTCACCTGGAAATGAATCCCACCATTCTTGAATAAATTCTTTTACTCCGTTTCCATTCTTTACAAACGTAACACCCACATTTAAATGAGTCGGAATATCATATTCTTTTGGTAGATTTTCTCTTTTGTGTTCGCAGCATCCGATAAATTTATCCGTAAAGGCATCCCTTAGATCGACTGAGAAATCAATTATTGCAGCGTCCGTATCGATCCAAAAGACATATTCGTACCCTCGATTTAATGCATCTTGAATAAGTTTGATCTTATCCCACCCACCGGTAAAAACGCTTCTATCTGTGTAATCCCCGAAATAAACTTGATAATCCATTTTGTGAGACAAGGCATACGCGGCGTGTCTTTGCATCGTTAGTCTCAACATGTCAGTAAACTTATGATTAATGATTGGTGAGTAGGCTTGCTGTAAAATAATCGCGTTCATTTGAGACTCTTTTCAATGTCTGCTAAAACAGGCTTCCAGTATTTCTCATAGACTAAATCCGCGTCATACTCGATAGCGCCTGCTAATGCCTTTTTACGAGAGGATGGTTTCATGTATTCAAGTTCTAATTTTCTCTCGATTGCTTCAATGTGAGGCGTGTACATAAACGATCCCTGCGGTGTATAAAACGGAGTTGAGTCTTTTATGTCAACTTTGTGACCTGAAAAACACAATTCACTCATTGCCGTCCAATCTCCTACGATTACAGGGCATCCACACGCTTGCGCTTCCAAGATTGGTATTCCGAATCCCTCACCCATTGAAACTAACATGAACACGTCTAAGCTTGAATACAAAGCCCGCATCATTTCAACAGGCGCCCCAACGTAAGAGAAATACGGATCCGTAAAGATAACATCCTTGCCAATCTCTAACCCGTTTTGCATACACAATTCTCGGAAATGTACAACACCGTCCATTCCTTGACCGTCATGAGTGTGTAGTAAATACACTGCTTTTGGGTGTGATTGTTTGAATATCCTAAAGGCTAGCATCATCTCAACAAAAGACTTACGAGACGGGTTAGCGCCTTTATTCATTGCAACCGTTCCTATGATATATGCGTCCTCAGGGAGTTGTAACATCTTACGAGCTTCTTGTTTATCTATCGGATAGTATTGTTTTGTGTCCACTGCATGAGGGACGTAGTAACAATCTAACCCGGCTTCATTCGTTTTTTGTACCCCATATTTACTCATTGCAATTCGTTTATAGGCTGAAGCAATTCGTTCCCTAACTAAAGGTGGTATGGGGTTTGAGTCTACCGGGTAATAAGCAATCCATTTAAAATTACTTGGTATTGTTTCAGGTTGGATCACCCAAGCATCTGTGAGACTAAACATGATGTTAGTTCCGAAACGCTTTGTGTGTTCTACCCAGATATCTTGTCCATAGGGATGTAAACCAGCCGGGAAAACTTCGATACCATTAAAGTTGATGTTCTTACCAGTAAGACCAACATACGCTATTAAGGCGGGTTCGTGCCCGTCTGCTTTCATTCTCGGAAGGAATAGGTCAGTTTGTACGCCGTATCCTGATCCCCACCAGCTCGCGTTCGATAGCCAAGTATAACGCATGAATCCCTCTCATGTTATCCCGGTTGCTGGCAGGCAGGGGTGGGATATGCCCTTTTCGATTCTAGTATCTATCCTGCCAGTTTGATTAAATTACCGACCCATTACGGCATTACCAAGAACTGTGATAGTGTGAGCGGTGGCGTTTTCAGCGGTTCCAATAAAGCGAGCGCCAACGTATTCCCCACCATCAACCCAGCCATCAGCAACGGTAATAGTACGTGCCACATTAGCAGTCCACGCACCGGTACCAGGGATGGTTCCAACGGTTCCATTCAGTGTAGAAATTGTGCCGGTCGATGCCATAGTGACAATTTCAAGACCCCATGCAGACCCGGCCGCTAATGTAGCGGATGAAACAGCGCGGAGTTCCTTGATTGTTAAGCCGCCACCTTCGGCGTCAGCGGGTGCTTTAAGAATAGCGTAGTTAGTGGTTCCTACGGCTAATGTACCAGCGCCTAAAACAAAATTAAAAGGAAAGTGATTCATATTATTCTCCTTTTCTATGAAGCGGGCGCGGTAGCGTCAGCGATTAGAGACACGCCCAATTCAGGACGCCATACGCCTTTAGCGTACACCATAGACAAGTTCATCTCAATACCGCGCCTTGATTCGTCACGTTCTGGACGTACACGAACAGGACGACGCCAATCAAGAGCAATGGCATTTCGAGGGAATACACCACCGTTGAAGTCAGCCGCGCTGTCGGCAGCCGAAAACACTTGATAGATAGGAACGCCCATGAAGTTTGCAACGTAACCATTACGGGTCATTTCTTCAGTGTATCCAGGTGCCTGAGATAGTGAGGATCCAGCCACGGAAGCCGCTTTAGCTAACACCGCATACTGATAGCCATGTAAAACACAAGCTAACGGAACATTAGCGTTTTTGTTGGCATTACGGGCTTGAGCGATTGCAGCAGCAACCCATCCCCAAGTAATTGGAGAGTTGGCAGTACCAACAGTACCACCAGTCAACGAAGCACAAAGAGAAACAAGATCGGACTCAACCTTGTCAAGAGCCGCTAAACCAAGTTCTCTAGCAGCATCAACCATAATACTTTCAGGCGCTTCAGATTCTTGACGCAAATCAGAAATGAAGAATTGATCTCCATATTCGTAGGGGGTCAAGGTTTGGTCGGCTGAAGGGGTGAAAGAGCTTGAAGTGAGATCATCACCGTCACTTACTTGTTTGACAGTGGTTGAGTTATATTTATAACTCACGCGGGGATTACCACCTGACGCATCCCCAAACACAGTAACCAAGTTTTGCATAGTTGCCATTTCACGGGTAACCGTATATGCACGAACTTGGATGTCTTGTGCGATGCTTGATACATCGCCCCAAATGTTATAACCCATAATTACTCCTTTTTATCGTAGACCCATCTCCTTTAGTAAGTCGACAGGGGTCTTTTTGGCTTCCGCACCACCACCCGGATTAGTCGGGTTTGTTACGGCGGTTTTCTTTGGCAGTGTTTCCAGGATTTCTTTAGCGTCTTTTTCGATTTCTTCCGGTGTCTCACCTTGTAATCGGAGTGCTAAACTTTCTGGAAGTCCTAACTTTGTTGCGATTGATTGCTTCAATGATTCCGTTTTCAATCGTTTGTTTTCTGTTTCAAGCGAGGCAACACGCTCCTTTTCTTTTTGAAGTTCGGATTTTTCAGCGTCTAACTTGTCTTGCTCTTTTTTGTCATACGCTTCAACTTTTTTATGAAGTCGATCCGCTTCTTCTTCTTTATTGGCGGCGTGTCGTGCCAGTCTCTCGTTTTCGGCCTTCAACTCATCAAGAGTCAACGGTTTATCTGCTGGCTTTTCAACCTTTGGTTCTAAAACAGGTGCATCCGTCACGGGTGCGGTTACTTGCGGTTCGTTTTCCATCTCGGAATATCCCTTTCGTGAATTAATAACAAAATAGCCATCCTAGAATGAGGTAGGCTTAAAACTACATGAATGCGTTGGCAATTATTTACTTACGGATTTATGGCATCACGCCACATAGAATATTATACCACTTATTTTGACAAATAGGAAATAATCATTTGCAAGTGGCTTGTTACCCGTTCCTCGTGATCCGTTCCGTCCTCACGCATTTCATTCAAAACGATATGTAATAACTCGTGGATAATAATTTTCTCTATTTCTTTTTCTTCCATATCTTTGAGTTGAACATAACTAAAATCAATATCAGCCGTGAAATATTTCCATGAAGTGTCAATCCTAGCAGCGGTTGAATATCCATCTTGCGTAGCCAATCCAAGATAATCACGTATGTTGAAATTGATAGTCCACATTCCAAGAAATAGATTACATTTCCATTTCTTCAAATACTTATTGATTACTGCTTTGAGTTGTAACGTAGTTTTATCCTTCACATTTCACCATCGCTTGTGCATAAACCATAACAATATTCCCGTCTAATCCCCTGTAATTAGTGACTGATACTCCGCCTTGACAGACATAACCTTGATCTATTTTTATATTTACCGCCATCTGGATAGTTGATAAAGTTGGATTAGTCATAATGATATATTTTTCATCAACTGTCTGAATATATTTAACATCCTCATTTAGAGTTGTTACGGGCGCTTCAAATTTTACAGGCGCGTTCTTACTTCCCTTTGGTCTACTCATTTCATTCTCCAATTATGTTCCCATAGTAAATATTTGTTTTTCCAGTGATGATATTTCATTAACTTTAGATACTTATAAATACCAGGACGAATAATGGCAAAATATTTTACAGGTTTATTTTTACGCTCTTCAACTATTGCAGACGCAACGCTACGCCATGTTATTTCGCTCATTATTCTCCTAATTTATTGACCAATTCAATAAAAGACTCTTGTACTTTTATACTTGTTTTGACATATTCATTTTCAGCAAGACAGATAAAATTATTTTGAGTAACTATATCTATTAATGGGTTTTGAGATTTACCCTCATTAATAGATTTATAAATTTCTGACATTCTTTTTTTCTCGAATGCTAGCCAATTAAGTGATTCTTTGTTTATTATCATAGATTGAGAAACATTATCTAATAATTGTTTTATTTCTGTGTCCATTATTCTCCTACCAATTCTTTTAGTGGTGTTACGGTTCGCATCATTCCAAACACGTCATTTTCAGTCTCTTTAGATAACTGATTGAACTTAAATTTTTCAGACGCCCACGCTTCAAACTTACCATCACCCATCATTTGACGTTGCATCGCTTCGGGTTGTTCTTTGAACCAATCCTCACCTGATTGAGTAAATGGGTTTTCGCTACCAATCGTTTTGGGCAGCATTGTACATTCCCCGTTATGATGATCGTCTAGTGTTTCATCGTTTGTGTGGAAAGTCCCGTGCATTGATACACAACTCATACAACAATTAGCCCCTAGATTAGCGTACCAGTACCAGCCTTCGACTATATCCGAGTTTGCCAGGTATGAAGCCCTGTTTGCTTCTCGATAGCTGTAAATCTGGACAGTCCTTGTCATCCGTAAAGCGTCTGTAAGTCCACCGCCTAAACTATCTTGTATCAACATTGCGATTGTCTTAGGGTTATTGCCTAGAGCAACGTTATCTATAATTGTATTAGCTACATTCAGTGCATTGGTTCCTGCCAACTTTTCAAGTCTAGCCATGAGAGGTGATCCGCTGCCAAAATATGATATTAGGTTCTCAATAGCGCCCGGGTTGAGATTCTTGAAACTCGCAGCAACGGCGGGATTGCTCGCTAAAGTCAATAGCCTGGCATTCTTTACACCCATAGCCACAGCGTCACTCGCGGCCTGTTGCATTGTAGTTTTAGCAAATCCTTTGAAGTCTGTCAGTTGTATTTCTATTTCTCTTATCAATGATTTATAACTTAATAGTTTTCTTACACTCGCTTGTGAGATGTTTTCCATGCCTGCTATTTCAAGCGTCAATACTTTTATCTTGTCTTGTAACCGTTGGTACATTGAACCATACGCTTGAATAATCTGATTCAACGCTTTATTATCCCGCGCCTCTAGTGCTTTGCGGAATTGTTTTGCGAGTTCAACTATGTTTACGGGTTGTTGGTCAGTCACTGAAATTAACCTTAAATATTTTACAAATTAATGGAAAAATTGATAAACAAATTGTAATTGGCCAAGCCGCTATAAAGAAATCAAGTCTAAATTCATTACAACCATTTATTGAATCTAAATCCATGCCCCATAAATATTTAATTAATAAGTATGCGATAAAACTTCCAAGCGCCCAAATCGCTATAAATATTAAAAACTGAAATACAATATTCATTCTACACCTCCATTATGTTAGTTACTGGTTGATCGGTCATTTATTTTCCGAAAATAAATATAAGCGCTAAAAGTTCTTTTGGCATAAATATAATAGCCAAAATTATTCCAATCAAAAAGACAAATCCCAACACGTACAATAAAACTAATCCAAGTTTATTCATTCTACACCTCCTCAAACTTTCCACTAACAGGCACGCCATCCACAATCTTACTTTCAACTCGCATTACTGTTTTTTGGTCTGGATTTTCCATGACCTCTATCAAACATGGCTTATTATCGGATAACGCTTGCTTACATATTGATTGTACATCCTTATCCTCACGAATAATATAGTATTTCAAATCGTAGACAGATGCTATCTTTTCAAGTGGCGGGAGCGTCAAATCCGGTTTACAGGCTCCAATATGTCTACTATCGAAGTATTTATTTTGCGTATTCAGGATTGAGCCGTATCCCCCATTATTCAGGATAAATAACTTCATGGGTAGTTGTTCGCGCCTTACGACTTCCAACTCCTGAATATTCAACTGGAAACAACCATCACCACCCACATAAATCACCCTATGTCGATTGACTAAACACGCGCCTATTGCAATAGGTAATCCTGCCCCCATTGCACCGATAGCCAACGCGGACGGGAATCTTTGACCGTATTTCACTTTCCAGGATTGGTATAGTCTGCAAGCGTTCGTCCCTGAGCTGCCAGTACAAACTATATCATCCTTAGTGGATAGGGTAGATAGGGTGTCAACGAGTAGGTAGTTGTTTATCATGCTCTATTTACATTCAAAAGTTGGATCGTAACTAACACCTTTAATAGGCTTATTCACTACTCCAAAAACATTATAATCATCATCATAGAATTCCACAGACTGAATGTTATTTAAAAATCCTATATTAACTTTTGCATGAAAGGCACAGAAAGTTAAAGTTTTTCCGGAATCTAATGTAACTGTAAATTCTCTCCATTTTAAATCCGGGTTTGGAGTAGTAGAAGCATTAAGATAAGATGGCGAACACGCAACTAAAGACATCAAAATTACAATTAAGCTAACTAACACAAAAAGTTTTTTCATTTTACCCTCCGTATTTAGTGTAACTTAAAGAAATCAATACCCCAACTATCCTTGTCAAAACCAAAACGCCCAATCCATGTAAATGCCCTGAAAAACATGATTATTACATAAATAATAAAACTGATAGGCCAAAAAACAGAATAAAAACCAATTGCGTTTAATCTATCTATTGCAAAAATATCAGACATTGGGCTTAAATCTGAATATATCCACCCCCACAATAAAGACGCCAAAAATATTGTTATCAAGTATACAAAAATACAAATTGTGATTATCATTTTATCCCTTTTCTATAAATGAATTTAACTTTTGCAACTCTTTACAATCCCGTACCCATTGACTGTAATCCCCGCCTATATTCAACGCGTTCATAAACTCTTTACAATCCGCGTTTATCTTTAGCCAACTATCATCAAACTTCTTTAGCTCGGCATGGTCAATGTCTACGACTATCCTCATTGCCTGTTTTGCGAATCCATCTAAATTATACGCTACCTGATCGAAGTCTAATTTAACTCCTAAAACTAGAATAAGATCACACATTCCGGTGATCTTATTAGCGGCGGTTTGTCCAATAGCCCCCGGCCTGCCACAATATAAAGGATGATTGTCTGATAGCAACCCCATTGACTTCCATGTTAGCAATACAGGGCATTTGAAGGCATCTAGAAGCCCGTAGAACTGTTTTTCAGCGTTGCTTGATATAATTCCATGTCCCGCGAAGATAACAGGCTTAGAACACATCTCAGTCAATCGCTTTACATTATCAACGCCTACCACAATATTCTCTTGACGCTGCCATTCATTCCACTCGTTAGGTAATACTGAAAATGATTCCAGTTTATCGGGGTCTATTTCTGCACTCTGAATATCCAACGGAATATCAACCCACGCCGGTGCTTTACGTCCATGAGTAGCGGCGTAAATCGCAGCGCCCAGAATAACTTTTATCTTTAGTGGATCCGTTACGGTTACGGCGTATTTCGTAATAGGTTCAACTATTGAGACAATATCACATTCTTGTGCACCTCGATACCTCATACCACTTTCACCCATGAAGTATTTAGTTTGTACCTGCCCGGAAATAAATAGTACCGGCATCGCGTCCATCCAGGCTGCCAGACAAGGTGTTACAGCGTTCGTTCCCCCCGGCCCCGTTGTAACCATGCACACGCCTAGTTGATTGGTCATGTGTGCATATCCATAAGCCATATATCCTGCCCCTTGCTCGTGTAAGGCACACGTATAGTCTATCTTAGACTTATACACAGCATCGTTAAGCCACATAGCGCCACCGCCAGTGAGTAGGAATATCCTCTTGGTGTATTGTTTTACGAAGTCGATAACAAGGTCAGCGAGGATCATTTTTGCGGAACCACCATTAATTGATATGCTTTTTGAAATGATTTTGCATATTCAAATAAAAAATTTGTAACCGCCATACATTCTTGATATGTCATTGACATTGCTACAGAACTACATTGAATTTGTGGAAGTCCCTCGGCAACAAGTCTTTCGTTTTCTTTTAAATCTAAAAACTGTTGAGTAATGCAAAATTGAAAAGACGGAGATTCGACAATTTTAAGTACAATAACCTTATTATCGTTCACTCTAAATCCGTTCTCAATTATACCTTCAACTGATTTTAATTCCATCTCACTCCTAAATAACGATCACTTTATTAGTCAATCCAAGTCTCTTGATATTATCCAATATTCCATTCTTTTGGCTTTGAGCGATTACTACAATCGGAAGTCCGTCAATAGGTTCCGCGTAAACCGGAAGCCCGTTGATAGTTTCGCCTCGATACGCCGGATCTGAGTCAATGAAGTATTGCACATTAGGGAATTGTTTAGCCAAGACCAACATAGCAATATCACCACACCCCCAAACGCATACAGGTTGATCGCCTAATTGTTTTACCTTTTCGCATCTCTCGGAAATATTACGATTTACAAATGTGTCTGAAGCCCTGCCAAAGATTGTCTTGTCTTTTACAAAAACAAACATCTTACAGCCGCCGTGTCGTTCGTGGTATTCTCGCATTTCTTCCAACTCAAAACCGTATCTATCGGCGAGTCTCAATAAATCCAACACCCTGAAATGATTAACGTGTACCTGGCTAAAATCCAGTATCGGCATTTCAACAGGTCGTTCAACTGCCATCATTCCGGCATCTGGAATATCAACAATAAAATATCCACCGGCTTTCAGTGATTTACTAATTTTACCCATTGCATCGTTCATATCATAAATATGCTCTAAGACGTGTTCGGCTATTACCAGGTCAGATGTAGGTAATTCGTCACCGCATCCAACAGTATAAACTTTGATCGAGGGATATTCTAGTCTATTCTCAATAAACTTACTTAGTCCGCTTTCACCGCCCCCGAAGTCTACGACTGTTGAGATGTTCGGTATTCTACAAATATATTCCGCTCTGTCTGAGAGTCTTTGTTGATTCTGAAAGTCGTTTACTCCATAACCGTATTTATTGTCATAATACCAGTCGTAATCTTTTTGTGTGATCGTAGGATTATCACCGTAAATCATCCCGCACTCACACTTAAACCAATCCAGGTATTTAGGTCGCTTCCACCCTGAGGGCACTAAGAAGTCAGCACGCCATAACAACAATCTTTTATCAGAATCACAGATAGGACAATTACGCATTTATTTTTCTCCCGTATATGCATAAGCTAACACGTCTAATTTATCATTATATCCAAAATAAAAACCATTTGAATATTTTGTTAATCGTATTTCCTCCCTATTATGTCCAAGCATTACAAGTTTATTCGCTCCCCTAGACATCTTATGAAGCTTTGTTTTGTTTTCATCAAACGTTGGATAAAGTGATTTCACAAAACAAAATAATGCTTTTAAGTATGTCTTCTTAACTAGATAATCCTTTTCGCACTCGATACACGCCGTTCGATCAACGTCCATAGCGTTGAATTCACAATCCTTACATTTATCAAAATTAATAGCAGACTCGTTAGATTTCTCTAAGTCATCTGCTTTTAGATCGTTGCATAAATCAGTCATAACACCTCCCGAGTGCGCGTTATCCCGTTTGATTTAGTATATCATATTATTGACCGCCTCTATTGTTCAAGGTGTGTAATAGCAAGTAAGCGCTTATTAACCCAATATGCTTTATGCGCCTCCGACTGCTTACGTTTAGTTTCTTCTGATGTGCACTTTCCGTACATAGGATTTTTTTCTCCTTTATGTGCTTCTGAATTTTTGCGACGAGATTCTTCCGACATGACTTTTCCTTTTTGCGCCTCAGATAACTTTCTCCTAGACTCTTCAGTGCCGAAATACTTACCTTTATTCGATTCTGACGTCTTACGCTTAGTCTCTTCTGAAGGATTTATTCCTAACGAGCTGATAACGCATAGTTTTCTAATATTATAAATATTACTTGTTATATCCACTATTGCCTGCTCGTATCTCGTTAATTCAAACGGTTCGCAGTATAAAATAACCTTGAAAATAAAATTATCTTTGCCATATTTATTATAAGCGCGTTGTAAGTGTATATTGCGATGCTTATTTCTTTTTAAGTCATTAAAATGATGGGCTTTTCTGGATTTTAGATTTACCGCCTGACCTACATACATTTTTCCATTGACGGTATTTGTTATGCTATATATTCCTGATTTAGCTTCCATGTGTCCGCTCATAAAATTATCCGATACCAGGTGTCAATCCCCGATAACGGATAATTAGTGTTACCTATTTTTAGCATCTCTTGACCAATGCAGTAAATCTATTATACCATGAAATACCACTATCCACCGCGAGTAAAATTAGCCAATAAGGCGGCTCCGATGTTATCTCCCTGTGATTTTTCAACGCCTATTTTTGCAGATTCATTTTCGTAAACATACCCGCGCATTTCTGAGACAGTTTCCTTGCTCACTAATTCGTTATTCAAGTCGAATGTGAGTCCTGCTATTTCTTCCGTAACATTACTCGGAAGAGGTTCAGGCCATTCAATATGTCCCTCTTCCGGCTTCAGTCCTGCGAGAATAAGCAACCGTCTATTGAGCTCCAATAAAGCGTCACCGTATAGTTGTTTTTTAGTCTCGTTCTTTGCTAAACTATCCTGATATAAAACCCTTAGGCCGAAGTTAGTCAACGCGCCAAGTTTGTCATTCATGGATGAAATATCAACGGTACGTGTAATGTCGAACAACGCCTGTCTCATAGTCATCATGTATGTCATTGAACTTGCAAGGTCTGATTGCATTTCAACGTTGTATACTTTAGCACCCGTTGGAATAAGTGTCATTCTACCCGGTTCAACGTCAATAGGATTGTTAGAATTAATCCCCTCACCAACTGTATGAGGATGCCCGTGTATGTCGATGATCTTACTCACATTACCAGAAGTCTTATTCAGCATATCTTGTAATTCGTCAACGTCATCTGTAACATCTGGATCCCCGTAGACCGTTTCAACGTTGATTAGGTTTTGACCGTGAATAATAGGCGGGAAGTCGTTATTCCAAACCTCACTTGTTTCAGGAATGAACTTTTTATTCTTGAATATTCCAGACTCAATAAGCCAAGTTTCATTATCTTGTTTAGTCGTGCGTTCCTGGAATACTTGCGGCTTGCCGTCTCTCTCAACCATGTAAGTTATGATATACGCCGTGACGGTTTCAATATCATCCGGTTTGGTTTCGATGGTCATTAACATAGGATCGAGACACACTAATCTTGGGTATAACTTGCCTTGATACTCAACGCCGTCAGGAATAACCTTACAATACCAAGTTCCTATCTCAGCGCCATTCAATCCAAATTTATGCAATAATATCTCTTTGTGATTAGCAGCCCAAACTTGTTTAAGATACTCTTCATTCGGATTAACTTGCCCCTCAACTTCTTCGCCATAATCAAATTCTATCCCCTTACCAAACAACATCGATATCGACCTGTCAATGACAAGTCCTGTAAAATTCATAACAATGTTATAGTCAGGCTGACCAATTTTCGTTTTGAGGTTTTTCTTTTGTACACCCGCTCGGTAATTCCTACGGTGTGCCATTACCTTACGTCTCTCGACATACTCTTCAGGTAACGACCAATCAACCAATCTGTTAACTATTGCTTCGCGCCATTCTGATATAATGCCCATAATATGCTCCTAGAAAAACGGATTGTCCACTACCTGAACATCACGTCCGATGGCGTGGTGCGCTATTGCCAAACTCATTACACAATCATCGTGCTGCCCTTCTGGACTTGAATAGCTGTAAAGACCGCCGGGCGTTCGTTTGCTTTCAAAAGATAAAAGTTCCCCTATCAAAACAGGGTTATCTAGTATCTTTATATTACCATGTTCGAATTGAGATTGCAGGTTTTTAATAATCGTTTCCTTTGTTGCGTTCGTGGTGGTAAACGGTATCACATTCATAGATTTATAATGCAAGTGATCTAACACGCCTTGACCAATACTATTAGACTCTATTGTCATCGAATCCAGGTGCCACTTGTGATACACAGCCTCTAATCTATCTTCCAGCATCGGATAATCAATTCTGTTAAACCTATCCATAAATACCATATCTTTTGACTCAACGTCCAAAACAGTTATTACTGTAAAATCCACACTACTTGCAACATCAACCCCGGCAACGTATTGTCTACCTTCAATCCTTTTATCCAACGGTTGCAGACAAGCGGCTTCTTGAACTCTACGAAACACCATACCATCACTTGTAATAAATTCAGCCAGTATCTCTTGTCTGTAAGTTATTTCGGGTAGCGTTCGTTTGGCTTCTTCCAACTCACTCTTAGGTATATACGGATTGTCCCAGGTTGATCGCTGCCAACTTGACCATTCAGTCTCTATAGGATCAGCACCGCGCTTATACAACGCCTGAAAATAGTCATACCCTCTCGGAGTTGAACATATCATAGCCCCGCCCATGAGGTCCATTAGAGTTACCCTGATTACATACCCCCAAGAATATTGTAGGTGTGCAACCTTAGCCGCTTCGTTGATAATCACTCGTTTATAGTGCTTACCCCTGGAAGCGTCTTTGTCCTCTAATGACCACATGGTTATATTCCCACCAGTAGCTATTTGTAATCTTTTTTCCTGTTCGGACTTGTCCGTTGTAATTGGCGCTAATGTATTGACTAGCCAATCCCAATTTTCTACCAATACTTTGTAGTTAGGTTCATACCACGCAACCGGATAACCAGATAACATCCCTTCGACCGCGTAGTTACGTTGTATGACATCCTTACCCCATCTACGACCATTACATAATACATTGAACCTGTTTAGGTTGTCATGTATCTCTTGTTGGCTATTATGATATTTCGGTAATGTCAGTTTTACTGTTGGCATATTCTACTAATACTTTTAGTTGTTCACCTTCACTCGTTATGTCTATTTTATCCTGCGGCTTTCCCGCGGTTCTATCAAGCACTTGGGTAGACGCGTTTAGTTTTACCCTATCATCCCTTGCTCTCATTAGCTTTACAAGGACTTCGGACGCTTCAAATGCGTTATCTTGTAAATTCCTAATGGCTTTAGCTACTGTGTCACGCTTGATTTTTTGCGCTAATTCATTTAGTGCGTCCCGCTCTTCAACTTGCCACGAATAAAACGTAGCCCTTGCAATGCCAGCCTCTTTGTAACCTTGTGCATCATTATTTACCATTGACCGCGCCATAACGTAAGATAGGCGATTATCTGATAATTTGTCTAATTCTGCTCTGATATTATCCATAATTTATCTATAAAAGTATTATTCTTGTCTATTCTTGGTCTGAAAACTCAATAACCGCTTTTGCCATTTCTCTGGCATGTTTGAATATTTCAGTCGCTTGTTTCTTACATTGTTCAGGAATATTCATTACAATTTTTGTTGAATTATCAACCATTGTCTTAACTTCTACAATCTCAAATATCACTTCAACCGCTTTGATTGGCTCACTCATTCACCACTCCTAAACAGCCTCTTTACCGAGGTCTTTAATTCTCGAAAATAATCCATTTTTAGCGAACGAGTGCCTGCAACTCAAACAATGATAATACCTGGTTGATTTCTTTACGTGACCGAATCCAACGAATATCAACTTATTATTACAGTTTTTACACTTCATTATCACCACTCCCGATATAGGTCATGCAGCCTTATCACTTTGTTTTTCTTCAAAAGATTCAATTGAATTTTTCATAAAATCGTTTCTGATCTTGTTGAAGTCAATCGCTTTTACGGCTTCAATCGGAACGATAACATTAAATCTTTGTTCGCGTTCATTCAAGTTATTATCAAGGCCACCTTCTGTTTCAACTGGTGTTATTGTAAAGCTTATAACTGCGTATTTATATTTCATCCCATCCTCACAATCTAAACTGCTTCGCGGCGCAAAAATAATAATAATTCATATCGGCCAAATCCACCACGCGCGGCTAATGTTTCAAGACTTTGAGATTTTCCAAATTTACTTGAATAATACGCGTATGCTTCTTCGGCTAACCACCAAGGAATTGTACAAACGTGCAATGTTTCCATTTCTCCGTGCTCGTTTCTTTTGCGTTCTTGTTGAATTGGAAACGGCCTATTATCATCCATTTATCCTCACAATCTCTATTTCAAACAAGCATCAACTATTTCAAGTAACGCGCCATTAATTCTGTTGATTTCTCCCGCAAAATTTTTGATGCTCTTTTCAGGAATATCACCAACATTATTCAAAAGAGTTTTATTCATCACGTGTAATTCAAATGACAACTCTTTTACTTTATTCATGTTCTCAATCAACTGTTTTTTATTCATAAGAATATTATAGCATAGTAAAGCACTTCACTCGCGGAGTCGCTTTACGTCTCTTTGAGTGAAGGCCGGAGGGAAATGAAATGAAGCGATAGACGTTGAGTTAATTTAGTTTATCACACTCCCTAAAGAATTACAAGTTACTTTTTTTCACCACTCATAAACAACTTGAAGTACACAGTTGCCATTGAGAACACTACACCAAAGAACTCTGGAAAGTTATCAATGGTAAGAGGCCACGAATTCAACTGCCCACTAAGCCACAATTCAAGGAGTGATATTCCAGCAGCCACGGCAACTGCAACGGCAACAGCGGCTTTGTCTTTGATCGGTTTCTTGAATAGTGCGCTTAATCCTTGTTTGATCAGCTCGATGATAGGCGCCCCAAACAAGAACGTAACACCGATCACAACCCAAATCAAAATATCTTGCCAAGTTTCAAAACCCATTTATTTATTCTCCTTTTTTTTCGGGCACGTCCATTTCAATTCCAAAGACATCACCCATAATCTCGTTGAATTTTTCCTGGCTAATATAGCCGTCAAACCCTTCGTCAATGGTGTTATCCATTCGTTCAAACACCGTGTTCACGTCTGATTGTTTTACAACTGTCTTACCCATAATCCTCCTATTGTCTAATTTGATTGTAGTTGCTCGGCTCGCCCTGCCCCACCCGCGCCGATTAATATTTAACCTGGACACCGCTACAATTTTGGAACTCGCATTCGCATAAACCATTATAACATCTTATAGGCTACTCCTCGTAAACAAAAGATCTTGGTGCACCGCATTTATGGCAAGATTTTATTTTCTTGTCGTTCGGGGTTCCACAGTAATCACACATCCACTCAATAGATTTCTTTATTTTCGAAATAAATTTTTCTGTTTCTTCCCATTGTAGACTATCCAACGTAAACGACACTTCTGTTTTTTGTTTTCCGGGTATATATTGACGTGCGCTGTCTGAAAAACTCGTTATCTCTATCTGTTCAAATCGAGTAGAAAATGACGACGCTTTCCCGTGAGCAACAACACCACCCGGCATTTCAATTGTTACTATGCAATCTCCAGTCATTATTGACGCCATTTTTCTCTCCTAATATATTTTCAATGGTTTAGTATTCAGCGCCCTATCAACTAACGACGCTCCGAACCTGCGAGTTAACTCTTTGATCGATACCGTCTTTTTGAGTTTGCGGATCTGAGCTATCCTTGCGTATTGCCAATCTCTCATTTTTTCTTGTACATCTGTCATTTCAGCGCCTCATTTGCGATTTTTAACATCTTTGATGCAGTAATCCAGTCCGGTAATGACTTGGAATAATAAGCCCCTATAATATCCTCTAATGCTTTACGGTATTTGTCTAAAAATACGATGTTTTGCAACTCTTGAATAGCCTCAACCAAGTCATTATATTGACTCGCTGCCGTTGGCTGTCCTGCCGTTATGTGTTTTAATTGTTTCATTTATACACTCCATTCTCTTTAGTTGTTCCCTCATCCTTCCACTCTGGATCCTCTCCGTCATATCCGACTCTCTTGTCAGGATCGGAATAACTACAATCTGTCCTGTGTTCGTACCAATAGATTGACCCGCAAACGATCAATATAACCGCGTTTATGCCGAGGATTATCAATGACATTATTCCGAGAACGTTAAATAATTCGTTCATCTCACCTCACTAAATACATTATGAATATCGCCACTGGTAACATAGCGAAAAACCACGTTTCATGTTTGGCATATTTGTAGTGGGTCATAATAATACACTGTCTAACAGACGGCATCCAAGAAAAATGAGTAATCCTGAAATTACAATTATCACAATTACCATTCCGAAAAACAAACCAACTGTCCACCAATCATCATTAGTCATCTCTCATCCTTTCATAATTCCTGTGGGTCATATTTTTTACTAGGCTTTTTGTGGCAATATATAAAACTGTTTCCGCGACTTGTCATATAGAGGCGTTGGCCTGTCTTTAATTCAATTCGATCAAAATTCATTCCAAGTATTAAAGACGCGCCTAATGGAATGGGGCCGTCAAAAACACCGCCCTCGCCATCAATGTCTTTTTCACAGTCATAACACCATATTTTGTGTTCAAATTCTGACCAAGTAATATTTGACCCGTGACACAATTCGCACGAATAACCATAGGCGGTTGGCTTTTGGATATAAATCCATTTGCGCTTTTTCATCTCATCCTTTCACAAATAACTGGTTAGGCTTTTCGATATTTACAAATAAGTAGAATTTATCCTCATAAACATCAATACGGTTCAACAACTCGTTTACCGTCTCACTGTCATACGCAACCAATCCAACACCATCGGCTTCAGCAACTGATTCGAGAAACGCTATTTGATCTGGGGTTGGCTTTTTGCCTAGTTTTTTTACCTCGATATATAAAGCGATTGACTTGTACACGGCTATTGTGTCGCTTGTTCCTTCGTCTGCCAATTTAACAACGTATGTTTTATCGCCGCGTTTTACAATTATGCTGCCTGAATTGACACGGGTAACTACACCACCACGCGCCCGGATTAGGTCAATGATTGCTCCCTGGATTTCGTGTTCCGTAGGTGTGATTGATTTAGGCATAGGGAATCTCTTGTAGATTTGTGACAGTAAGCCCCATGCTTAGATAAAATACAGCGAGTTTACGAAAATCAATACTGTTTTGTCTCGGAGCAGCTTCGATATTTATTTCACCTGTATACCCTGTTTGCCGTATCTCGTTTATGACATATTGAAGAAGTTTTTTCGCATGACCTTGTTTGCGGTATTCAGGGTGAATATACAAATTGAAAATGATTGGATTTTTACCTGGCTCAATCTCAAAGTAGCAATACCCGTATTTATTGTGAATGAAGTCGTCGTTTATTTCGTCAAGCTCACTAACTACCTGTCCGCTTTCGTCATACGTTTTCATACCCACGCCTTTTCAATCTTCTCCATGAGGGCGGCGTGTTTCTGATACTTCGCCTCGTATCCGCAATCACACGGTTCTTTTTCTCGACCGTAATGTTTTCCTAATAAACTTTGAGAGCATGTTTTCGCGTGATTCTGTTCCCAACTTGGGCAATAGTCTTCTGCAAGCGCAACGGCGTCCTCTTTTAGGTCGGAGATTAGTTGGCGAAGGCGTGTAATTTCCTCTTCGCTTTTTGAGAGTTTCTGCGCATCTGTTTCCATAAGTTTAAAAGAGTCTATACTTCCGCAAGATGGACACCACATAGGTTTCTTTTCGTCGTGTTGTGTATATTCACATATATAACATTCATAATCAAACATTATTTCACCTCTTTATCTGAAAGTGCGGCGCAGGCCGATTTACCTAATTTCACCTCAAACGCGGCGCTATGAACATCGTAAATATCCATCGTTTTGCCTTCTCCACAATCTAAAATAAACTTGTCGCCAGCTGAAGAATAAATAACCTCTCCATCGGCAAGTTGATTGACAAATGTTTTCAGCCGTTCGTTTTCAGCGGTGAGAGCGTCTTCAATGGGGCGCGATTGCCATTGCTCAATTGTCATTTTTCTCAAAATAATCGGACAGCCATCAGTTATACACTCGACAAATCCAGTCCATTTGCCGTGCAACTCAATCGGCGATTTATTACAAAACGGGCACGCTTTTAGTTCATCCATTTGTCACCTCACTTGGTGGTTGTTCGATCTTTGAAACTAGAATATTCCAATCCATGCAATCAGAGTTTGCACCATTAGTCATTCTAAGTCTATTTTCAAGTTTATTCCCCGACTCAATCAGTTCCTTGATGGTGGATTGGAGGTGATGAATCTCATTAATCGCGGCGTGCATTTCAAAGTCATGTATTCGTCCGCCGTTTGCTATTTTTGTTTCAATAGCATCTTCCCAACCTTGAGTCCATTTACTTTCAGACATATCACTCCCCTTTCATTTTGGTGGCAAGCTTATTCCATGATTCAAGAGCGGCCTTTTCATCCGGTAAATTAGCGCCTGAAATATACATATCATCTGTGATAATCGCATAGTAGTATTTTGTAATCATGTTTGAATTATCAAGATATTTTTTAGGCTTCATACCTAATACTTCCATCACTTCCGGCTCGGTTACTATGTGGAGAATACTTTCAGGAATATAGCCAATTTTCCGTGGAGCAGAACAAACATTTCTTCCGCCGTAAATATCAATCAACGCGCTTCTTAGTTTGTTTTCGAGTTCTACTTCTTCGGAATGAATAACGATACATTCTTTTACTTTTTCGTTTTCGTTCGCGATTAGAACTCTTACGCTTTGTTCGCTTTCAGTCTCACCGGTGGAGAGGATAATTTCAGTTTCAAATGGCGGCTCTTTTGCCATCCCACAATATGAACCTAGAGACTCCATAAGCGCCCACAACTGAAATTTAGAATATCCGTTTTCGTCTTTTTCTGGTTCTTGAAATTTCGGAAAATCCATTACTTTTGAATATACTTTCATCAATTCGTCATGTTGTTTCCTAAGCACACTAATGCCGAAATTTGTTAGTTTTACTTTTACGTTTTCATTAATATTGAATTTCATTTTTTCTCCGGTTTCACTAAATAAACAAAGTGTCGATATGTCCATCCTTGAATTGGTTTTACTCCGAATTTCTTTTCATATTCAGCGTAGACATCCTCAATGGTTTGGTGACTAAGAATAACATATCCCTCAATATCATCACGTTCTGGTACTTCTGCAAGTGTCTTACATTCTATGAGGTTCATTTCAACTCTGGATATTTCGCGTATAAGTCACGTTGAATCATTGACTGAATATCAGCATCTTGAATATAGTATTTGAAGAAATTGAACAACGCTTGCATGACACCTTTTTTCCAATCAAACACATCTGTTTTTTTACAAATTGAACTTTTGTACCAAGACTCCGCATAATCCTCATCTTTGTTTATATCAAGTGGCGGGAAGTTTGCTTCAATGTATGTCACCGGATTTCCAACGATCACCACAAAATTAACGTTTCCTGATTTCCATTTCAACCGGCGTCCGATCATCTCTGTGGCATCGATATAATCTTTTTGTACACAGATCAATCGTTCCTGCCATACATCTGCAACCGTCGCGTGTAAATCACGGTCATGTAATGCCTCTGACAGCGCCAATTCAAGTCGGTCATAATCCCGTATTTTTTGAAGCCATGATTTCTTCTTTGGAGACAATGCCTTGTTAATTTTTTTCATTGCTTTTGTAGTTTCAATGTTTTGTCCAATAAGCCCTTTGGTTGCTTTTTTGAATTCGGCAATAATATCTCCATATGTTAAAATTCGGCTATGAAATTTTACATTAGCTATCGTACCTGCTAATTCAGACATAGCGGACGGTTCAGGTCTCGGATGACTCTGCCATTCGTCAACGGTGTAGTTTTCTTCGATACTCATACACTCCGCATTACAACAAGTTACCAATCCTTTTAGTGATCCAGTGCCATTTTTACCACTCCACGGTATTGGATTTTCGCCGCACTTCCAGCACGGCTTCAGTGATTCTTCTACTGGTTCATATTTGAAGCCAGAAATAGACGTAATGTCTGAGCCGTCGTTTTTGAACGTTGCATAGCTCCAACCATTAGAGAATTGATTTGAGTTTGTTATTTCCCCGTTTACAGTAAACACCCTACCAATTATTTTATGATTTTGTTTTTCATAATCTGACCAAATACAATCCGGATGCAATTTCGTTATTCTTACTTTCATCTCTCCTCTTTTCTGTTAGCTAACATAATCTCAGCGTGTTTGACTTGTACGCGGTTGAAGTATAAAATTCTATTATCTGACAATATCACATATGCGCCAACCGCTGACGATCCAAATTCTTTCGGTTTTTCATCCTGCCCGTTGAGTAGGTACTTACGAGTCAATTCGATTGCTAGTTGTTCATCCATTACACGACCTCAATTCCGGCGCGCTCCAAATCTTTTTCGCTTGACCACGCACCAAACAAGAACGGATACCAATCCTCAATACCGGCTTCGTCTGTTTCACCACAATTGTTTTTACACTCCCAAAAGAACATCCATCCATCGCCGGTATCATAAGCGCAAAGTTTATTCATAACCTCGTTGCAGCACGAACAAAGTTCATTTTGGCATACTGGTTTTTTTGTTGGTATATGAAATGGAAACTTCGCAGCAATCCAATCACGAACACTATATTTGTCAAGCCGTAAACTCCAAAGTAATCTTTTTATCATTTTGTTGCCTCCATGTATATACTGTAAACTATTTCATGTTGGAATGCCATAAATTTCGCGTAAAAAACTTGTAAAAATCACTTTGGAAATTCTAACCATTGCCTACCGTCAAGACACGGCTCTTTTTCTAATTCAAGCCCTTTATACGGTTCATCAATTCCGCCTTTTGGAATCATCATTTGTTTCAAAAAAAATGGAATATCAAAAGCATTACATTGGTCGCGTATAATTCTAAACCACTGCGTATTAGCTCCCCTTGCGTTGGTTCCTGATTCACACCCTGCAATCAACCAATCAATTTTGTAACCATAAGACCCAAGATGTAATAAACTTAACGCAGGTTCATAACTAATAAAATTCTTGCCTTTCCATTGATCAAGTAAAATAGGAGCTCGTTTATCAAACATTTCTTGATTCTCGCAGGTGACACCGATACGCACATTATCAGGTGGTTCTTGTCTCCATATCCACGGAATAAACCTATCTATCGTTTCCGGTCTTTTTGTCAGAAGTAACCATTCAAGTCCGCCGATTTTTCCTGTTTTATCAATCAAATCCCAAAGATTTTGACGCCACCAAATATTAGGAATATTGTCATCAAACACATCTGCTAAACTTGCACAAAATACTCTCCTGACAACCCCGCTTTTTACAGCTTGTTTTGCCCACTTGATTGGATTTTTCCAGTTGCTATCTGAGGTTAATTTGTAATCCTTGCCCCACTCATTAACCCAGCCGCGAAAGTGTGCAAGTTTTTCAGCATAGCAATTCTGGCAGCCAGCGCTTACTTTTTGGCAGCCGATCCAGGGATTAAAGCTATATCCGGGTTCTATAGTTCCGTCTGGTAACGGACGTCCAGCCCATAAAATTTTTGTCTCTCCCATTTCTACTCTTTTCTAGGCGATTAGCCTATCTCCATATTTTGTCTCAAGAAAATTAATAACCATTAACGCATCTTCTTTTTTTACAATTAAGAAAGGCAATAAAGCTCTTACCACAAAATAAACGTCTTTTGCTGAATCTAAGCGTACTGATTGAACCATCAGTCTACCCTTATTATGATATTGAATTGATCCAGCTCCGCCAAATTTATTAAATATCCAATTAATTACTTCTTGGTTTGTGTTATAAAAAGCAATAAACGGCCTTGGCTTTCCGTTCTGGCGAGTAAATCTTATTGATCCGTCTGCGTCGCAAAATCCCGCCAAATAAACAATGTCGTTTCCCGATGGAATAATTGCCTTTAATGGCTGTAAATCATATTGTCTTTTAAAGTTTTGAAGCCTTGCTCTTTCAGAAAGTTTCTTTTTAAATTCTTCTGTGTGGTGTTTTCCGTAAAACGGATTATTTTCACCCTTACGCATTTCAGACAACTTATTTTTTGTTTCTTCTGTATGAACCATAATAATATCTCCTTATTTTGGATATATTATATCACACAATTGTGGCGGTCACATCACGCTATCTTACTATTTTCGCCCATTTTCTCTCCTATCTACTATATTGACTGACTGTTGGAACCTGCTCATAAAAACAAGGGAATCCAGGCTTCTTAATTAGTGTCATTATCCTGCTCGATCCTGTTCCTTCCCGTTGTTTATCCCAAACTAAATCTATTAGCGGGTTGTTTTCAGTTGACGCGTTATTCTTGTCGCTTTTTTCCATTCTAATATTATTGTCAACGTCGTGCTGTATCTGTTTTGACCCTGAAGTCTGGCCTGTTTTATTGACTGAATTTATAACAAGTCCTGCTAAGTCCAGGTCTTTACAAATATCCTTAACTGCTATTGATACGTAGTTTTGCCGCTCGATCTCATTCGATCCGTAACGGTCTTTAAGCAGCATGAGGTAATCCAAAATGAACCACTCAATTTTATACATCATTTTCAATCTGGTTAATTCAGACCTCATTGAGCTTGTTGTCCATGAAGAGGCGTCTGAGATATAAACAGGCATACTTGTCATTTGATCTATGCCTCTTGTTATTTTACTTTCGTCATCGTTCTCAACCCTTCCGGATTTCATCTTGTAAACTTCCACGCCTGATTCAATAGATAGTTGTCTGCGTAAAGTCTGAAGGTTATTCATTTCCATTTCAAATATCGCACCGCCGTGGTTTTCTTTGGACATATGAAATCCGAATTGAACACATAATAAACTTTTACCAGTTCCTGGTTCCCCGGTTATCATAGTTACCTCTCGTTTTTGAATACCGCCTGTAATCTTGTCATACCCCGGTATTCCGCTTGACATTCCCCATACCTCTTTTGGGTTCTCAATCTTGTCTTGAATATCATCATACAAAAGTGATAGTGGTTTTGATATGTGTTCCATTGATTTATTAGGTCTGCTTGAATTAATCAAACTACTCAAAACACTTGGTATTTTTTCGTCAATGGTTATTTTTTCGTCATACGCGTCAAGAGCAAGTTTTTGCGCTATGTTGATAAACTCCCGTCTCTTTGCTTTATCTTTTACGATCTCTGAATATGTACCATAATTTACACTTGACGGGGTATCGTTTATCGCACCTAATAAATATTCAATATTGATTGTAGAATCCAGGTTCTTTTCGGTTGCCCTTTGTAGCGCGGTCACCGTATCGATCACGTTATGAGACGCTATCAATTCTTGAAATATAATCCAACATTCTCTTGACGCCCCAAAATAGAAATCATCTGAGGAAAGGTCAATCTCTTTGAAACACGTCGGATTGATTAAAACAGATCCAATCAGTGCTACTTCGGCTTCTTTAGAGCACGGTTGAGGATTCATAAATCAAGCCAATCTGTAATAATTTTTATCATCACGGAGTATTGTTCATCCGTCGGATCATAATTTCTTATACAAAAATTTTTAGCATACTCATACTCAACCCATATTCTTGAACCTTGTATGAAATTATTCTGCATGAAAATCATAACTTTTTCTTCAAATGTCATCTCAATACCTCGTTTCCTTCAGGGTCATAATATATTTTTTTAGGCTTTACGGGTTCTGTTTTGTGCGCTTCTTGAATTCTATGGTTCATCGCATTTATAGACGGCCTTACAATTGACTGATAATAATTAAACACGTTTCCGGCTTCTACTGTGTACCAATAATAACCGGCTGCAATATCCTCTCTAATAACACCGGCTTTTTCGAGTTCATCCATAGCCTGAATATCTTTGAATCCAGATGGTGGTTTACCTGTTATTTCTTCAATCGTTTTTTGAATAGGGCGTATTTCTTTTTCTTCAGGAATAAGCGTGTTCTCTTTTTCTCTATCTGTATCTTTATTTATATCTATATCTATATCTATATCTGTGTTACGACTCGTAACAACTTCGTTGCATTCCTGTAACGCGTTCGTTTCGTTCATGTCACTAATTCTTTTACGTTCTCGATACGCATCCATACGTTTTGCGTCTGAAATGCGTCCCTGGCGCTTTACAAAATTAGTAATTAAATATCCATCTTTTGTTTTCGTAATAATTTTTATATCTTTTTCACAAAGAAAATCAATATTTTTTTGTATTTTTTCTTCAGAAGTTCGCAACCTCCATGCGATATCTTTTGCCTCTGGAAGATATCCATCATGGTCAAACTCACCGGCTAACATAAAAAATTCTAAACACCTACGCCAATCATGGTCTGACATACGACCCATTTTCGGATCATCAATTATCTCGTAGTAAAGTTTCATATAAAACGTACTAGCCATAACTAACCTCGATTAACATAAATCCGCTCCCTACGTTTGCCTAATCTTGTCACAGGTTCAGCGGTTCGTAAGAAGCGGATGTATGTTGGCAAATAAAAAACCGGTGAGCCTGTGACTTCTCTATTATACATCCGATTATATTTTTATTCAAGTGTCAAATTTTACACCAATCAGCTACTACCTTCTCGATCATCCCAACTTCCCATGGTTTAGGCTCCAACAAACTTACACAAAACGAATAAGCTGCGTCGTAGATAGGCGGAATCATGAACACTGTTAAAGCGCGTAGGATGTTATCCTCTGATACCGGGATATGAGTGTCTACTTGTATGTCGAATTCCATTTGGTCATCTTGGGTCATGGCTTCCTGCTTATAGAATAAATATGTTCGCATAATTCTGGTGGAATAATTGATCGGTCTCTAGCACCAGATAATCCTTGCGTTCCTGTTTTAGCGCCACGTGGCGCTGATATATGGCAATTATCTCCATTATGACACATCGGCTTGAAATTAGGTTCAGGATGATTAGTCCATATATCCGTTGGTTTCATCCTGGTATCGCCATATTGACAATACGTAACTGTATACCTTTTCAACTCCTGCATAAATGGCATTTTACGCAGAACACCACGCGGATTTTCGATATACCAATATGTCGGATTTAATTCTTTGATTAAGTTAATCGTATGAATGACTATTTCTTTTGATAACTTTGCAAAGTCTGTTTTTGGAATATACGCTTGTTTTCCACCAGTCCAATAATGGCCAATTGAAGCCACACTAAATGCGGTGCACGGCGGAGACGCCCAAATAATATCAGGCTTTCCAAATTTATTTAGTATTTCGTTCGCCATCACGTTTAGAATATCATCACAAATATCTGGATTAAATTCTTTTTGAAAGTCGAGCGTAAAACAATCAACGCCGTGAGACATAAAAATTTTTGTTATGCTTTTCGTCCCACAAAACAATTCAAGTAACTTCATTTCATTCTCCTAAAGTTTCAATATCCACTTTTCAGGTGCTCTCAGACTGAGTGACTCATACCACTCTTTGACTGGATATCCCCGGTTGATCTGCCTCATGGCGAACTCATAACGGTGCTCGAATGAGTCCACGACACCTGATTGATGACATATCCTGCACACTAATTCAATATTAATCGGCTCGTCAAATTCTGGATGATTCTTTGACCTGCGAACAATACAATGGTGCCTTTCCAAAGGTCTTGAATAATCAGGATTACCACACACCTCACAAGCGTTCCCGCGTTCGTTGATGAACCATTCAACTGGATTCATCATATTTTATTGGCCTTCCTGGCTTTTTATTCTCACTCAAAAGTTTATGAATGAATGGAAGTTGGACCGTAACAATAAACTCGTAAAGTTGTTTCCATTGATCTTGTGTCAGGTCCGCAGTTGCCATCGTTCCACGAGTAAGACGACACTCACCAACACCACCACAAACAGGACACGGCTTTTTATGATGTGCTTCAATAGCAGTTAATGCCATCATTGCTTCGCGCCATTTTGTTTTATTGTTGACTGTCATACGGCACGTCATTTATAGGCTTGCCACAATACGGGCAAAATTGAAATCGATGCGCTATAAATGGCAGCTTATCAAACCTGAATGAATGATACTCTTTACAAGCAGTAAGGTAAAAATAGAAATTACCAGACAAATTGTATCCCTGTGCCCACGTGCAAAACACGGCATCAACTAATTCAACAGGAAACTTAACTATAACTGGATCAAACACATTACTTTCAGTATCATAAATATCGCTCATTTTTCCTCTTTACACGTTATGTAATGTCCAACCCGCATCGAATGATTTATTTAAGTTTGGTTGCGCTTCACCTGTTTCAGCTCCGCCAGTAAACATAAATACTTTATATCTATCGTTTGGAGTTATTACGTCCTTTGTAATATCTATAAAACCGTCAAACGCCGGCTGTCCTGGCATAACCTCAACTTTCGCGGCTTCTTCGTTTCCGAAAGTTTCCCTGAAAGTGTGATACATCGCATCTAACTTCTTCTTGGATTCTGTTAGTTTATGGTATTCCTTGTTGAGATATTCTCTCACTGGTTTGGGATCTTCTGACCACATTGAATAGCCGCCATCATGAGGTAAGATTTTATACCCGCGTGATATGAGGATTTCAATGGCTTTGCGTACCTTGCGGATGGCGAAGTCGGACATGTTATCAAAAAGAAAATTTGCAATATAGCCCTTGTCAAACCAATTTGGAAACTCCGTTTCTTCAATCAAAAGCCTTGCGAGGTTTATCTGTTTTTCCGTAACCGTGATCTCGTTTTTCATGTGTCCTCCGCTTATGGTTTTCTGATTGGACATGGCGCGTGTTTATGCGGCACGCCTTTTCTTGGATAACAAATGAAATCTTTGTTGCTACACTTTTCACATGGCTTGGTTTCAAATCCTAAATACTCAAGCCGTTGTTCAAATGTGTATTCTCGTTTTGTGTGATGTTTAGTTCTCATTTGTTATCCTTTCATGGTTTCGTGTTCGATAATTATCGAAAGTGTTATTGTTCTTTTATTAGATGAATATCACACGCCTTGAATTGTACAAACTCCATATTGTAATATTCTTCATCAAGTTTTACTAACGCAATAATACCTTCATTTGCGGTTGCATAAAAATCAACAAGAACTCCGGTTACTTCTTTTTTAGAACCGTCACTATAAAAAATTTCACCCATTACTTTTTTGCCAGAATAAAGCATATCATCCTCCAATGGAGGCTATTTTGTTAGAATAGCCTCCGATAGACTAATTACATTGTTTCGGCAGTATGAAGCCCTGTTTCATTTATCCAAGCAGATGGCGCCCACTCACATTCAACAAACTTTTCGGCGCTCTCCCTGTTCCATCCCGGTTCTTTTGCATCGTGACACCAAGTTTCTGTAAACCGGTCTCTCCATTGGCACTGTTGCCAAAAATCACCAAACTCAACGAGATAATTTACAAGTTCTTCTTTGGTTGCAAACGGCGGACTTAATGGAGTTCCTTCGCTTACAGTTTCGTAAAGTTGATACCAGGTTGGTTCTTCTGTGAACTTTGGGCGGTAACACGCTAAATCTAGACCTCCCTCATAGTTCCAATATTCAGTACCGTCATGTTCTTCTTTTTTCCAAGCGCGATAACCTGAAATCCACTCTTCAATTTTTGACTCAGGGTCTTGATCGAACATTGGTAAATAGTCAATTTTTCCGTTACGCCGTTCGCCTTTTGGGTGTTCCCAATTAGGCGGTACCATTCTAATTTCTCTGCCCATTTTTCTCTCCAATCTTCTCCCGCTATCATTCACGACATGAGGGAATGGGGTTAGATTTCTTCCGCTGGCTCTTCAGCTTGTTCGGATTTCTCTGATAGGAACTTGACAAGACTAGCCACGACTTCCAATGAGGCGCGAGGCGTACCGTCCTGGGCAGTCCAGATACGCGGACCGCCCGTCTTTTCGTCAACAGTCAATCGCCCTTCAACCATTACTAACTTCCCTTTTTGCAGGAAGTTATTACACGTTTCAGCCAGTTTACCCCACGCGCTCACTCGAAACCAGACGGTCTCTTTGACCAACTTCCCCGCTGCGTCTGAATATTGACGGTCGGTTGCTACTGAAAACGAGGTGACTGCTTGACCGAGTGGAGTGAATCTCATTTCAGGGTCTTTTCCTAAACGCCCGATAATCATTAATTTTTGATACATTATTTCGCCTCCATTGATTTTAGGATTTCTTGAATTGCTTTTTCGTGATTATTTTCACAATCAACTAGTAACTCTTTGGCTTTTTGTTCAGTCCATTTCAATTGCATTCGTGTGATCTGCCAATAATCTGAAATTGTCGGCTTGTCTGGAATAACAAGTTTTCCGGTTGGTTTCTTTTCGGGCGCCTTTTGCCCCGCCACGGGTTCGCTTGCATCCTTGTCGGGGTCATCACCAGTCTCGATCATAAATGTTTGGCGTAAAGCGTATTTGTATAAATCAGTCATGGCTTTATTTACTGACTTATCACCACTATCCGAACCCTCACCGTAAGATTCTACGCTGATTGAACTTCCAGACACATGAGAGAACGTAACCACGCCGTGAATAGTTGACCGCATCATAACAGCGCCGCTTTTGGTGGTATAAGATTCCTGGGTGAGATTATCCATTTTTGATACAGATACCGTTACTCCGTTTTCAACCATAGCCGGGCGGATTTCTTGAATGAATCCAGTTTCACTTGCAAACTTATAACTCAGGTTTTCAGATTTTGTTTTCTGGACATAACCAACTGACTTATAAATTGCCAGCATTGCTTCTTGAATGTTTTTATGATCTGTCATTTTTCTCCTAATTCATTTTGATTTAAAAATAGTTGTTTGACTAATGTTTCCCTTTCAGCCTCACTGTCATTACGGCTGGCCTCTCCGAGAATACCTTCTGCTTTCGGAAGCAGCAACATTATCCGGTTGTACCAATCTAAGTGATACGGAACAAATATTTGATTATCCTTGTCTGCCTGGATAACAATAGTTTCTGTGTTGTCAAGAGTGATGACCATTACCCTGTCAGTCCTAAACGGGCATAAAGGAACTGGATCGCCAACGGTCACAAAAAGATTATCTCGATACAACCACCCAAGAAAACAATTTCCCGTGACTTTTGCTTTGATAATATTACGAGAGTGAATCGCTGTAATGCCGTCATACTCAAGGAACTTATAATTTCTGCCTCGAATAACCCTTAACTCTCCGAGAGTATCTACTACCTTTGCAATATTAGGATATGCCTCAACCCCATGAAGGATTAATTTTTCTTTGAGTTGTTTCATCTCTTGTAGGTTCATCATCTCTCACAATCTTAACCAAGTTTGATAATCAGCTTCGGTATAATGTTCGCTTTCTTTTGATTCGTGAATATTATCTTTATGTTTTTCGCAAGCCACATCATACCGTTTATCAGGGTCTTTGTCTTTTCGCCATACCGCGTCTATTTTTTCAGGTTTGCAATACGGGCAGTAAATGTGTCCGGCCTTATTGCGTTCCTTTTCGCCAATTCGCTTCATGGTTGTAAACTCTCTCTCATTTCGCGGCGCTCGTCGATTTCGGGTTCGCGACTATCAACCATATCCTCAAACATTTCATCCTCTATTTTGATAATTGGCTCATCTTGCAAGAAATCATCCTCATAGTAATCGCCTTTTGAGTCACTCATTCAATCCCTCCCTGTCTGATTTCAATTTGAGTCTCTGGATCGATCACGGTATGCCCGTTGTAACTTCCAGTTTTTCCGATTGTACCCACTAACGGCACGCGGATGCTGTCATGCTGAACGTCCCACTCTCTCAGAATAAGGGAGCGTAATATTTTACTCATGTCGCTGCCTTCTGAGAGTTTTTCAAGCTTTGCTTTCGTTTCGGGATCTGTTTTGATTGTGATAATTTCGGTCATTAGTTTTGTCATGAGTAATCCTCTGCTTCTTGACGCGTGATGAAGAAGTGAATACCACCACCGCATTCAACTGTCCAATCATCGTTCCATTCATCACAAGTGACAATTTCACCAACTTTGTACTCGAATTTCCCGTTATACGTTGAATATCCTGTTTTTACTTCTTTTTTACCGTTGTAAATATTTAAAACTTTTGCAAATTCAGCGCGGCATTTGCGATTAGTCGAGTTTGATCGGTTCAACGTTGTGATTAGTAGTTTTGCGATTTTACCGCCTTGAAGTTTTTTCCATCCAATTACATCGCCTTCGTCTGGCAGGATCGACAGGTAATTGCGAACATAATCCGGTATGTTTTTTGCACCCTGAAGGTCTGCACCCCAAAGGTCTGCACCCTGAAGGTCTGCACCCTGAAGGTCTGCACCCTGAAGGTATGCACCCCGGAGGTCTGCACCCCGAAGGTATGCACCCCGAAGGTATGCACCCTGAAGGTATGCACCCCGAAGGTCTGCACCCTGAAGGTATGCACCCCGAAGGTCTGCACGCTGAAGGTCTACACGCTGAAGGTCTGCACCCTGAAGGTATGCACGCTGAAGGTCTGCACCCTGAAGGTATGCACCCTGAAGGTATGCACCCCGAAGGTCTGCACCCCGAAGGTATGCACCCCAAAGGTCTGCACGCTGAAGGTCTGCACCCTGAAGGTATGCACGCTGAAGGTATGCACCCCGAAGGTCTGCACGCTCACCGCCGTTATTAAAAACCCACAATTTATGCGCTTCTAAAATCTTACTAATTTCATCTTTATTCATTTGTAATCCTCTCTTTGCGTATCCATGCGCAACCCGGTGGGTTGTTATCTTTTGCTAGTAATTTGCCCGTCCCTTTGTCCAATCTGTAAAACAGTTGCTGTCTTATACCATTCCGCAAGTCTTAGTTTTCCTGCTTTTTCAAGTGAAACAATCTTTGCCTGTTTCCAGTTTTCAAAACCGCCATACTCTTTGAATATTATTTTCCATCCTGGTCGGTATTGAATTTTCATTGTTGCCTCCATTTGTTTGATGTACTAATAATACTACCTATTTATACGAATGTCAATACTTTTGTAATACTTGCCGTAAAATACACATTAAATCGAAAGCGCCCTCGAATGAGAGCGCCTTAGACTATAAAATCTTACGATACATTATGAGGACATTACTCCTGTTCTGATAGACTGACTATCGTGATAAAAGGATAAAAAAACAAGACGGGGAAGGCTGGAGTCGAACCAACACCTTTCATCTCACCTATTTCTAGGCCGCGCGTGTGAACCTGCTTTCCGTTACACTACTTCCCCAAGTTTGGCGGTCAGGATTTGAGGTCTGGTTAGTCACCTGATTCTCGTAATCTAACTGGGTAGTTACGAGCCCATCCCCAGCGTATTCAACGATGGAGCGTGTTCCTACCACGCCGCCGCCAAAATAATTATACATCAATCCAAGTCTGACATGGTAAATATCTTCTCACCAGTGGACGTGTTCATTCCCCTTTCCGTGACCATGATTAACGCATCTGTCTGGATAGCCAGTAAGTGTGTATTCTTGACTGATTGTGCAGCGGATCGTTTTGACTCACCTCTTACCGGGATCGGATAGATCATATCCCAGGTAAATTCAATCTGTTTTGACTTGATACGGACATCGTAAACATCGTAGAGACGTTTGGTGTCACGCAAAACGCCAAGTGGATAATCAACCCCTCCCGATCGCCTATATAATTCATCAACTAAGCGAGTCCAGTTTCCAGCATATCCAAGTTTGTAAATTTCTTCACCAATCTCATAAATTATATGTGCATTGGTCATATCTTGTAGGCTCATCTTACAATCCTCTTTCCTTTTTTATAGCGATCAGCTTATTTAGAAATTGCAGGCATCGACGCTCAAGGTCTTTATATTTCTGCTCATTCATTAAGCAGTTTTTACCTTCGGTTGCCCCTTGATTTTCAGGAAGAGTAGCAAGAACATGAAAACCATGGCTTATTTCGTTATAGGCGTCAGATTCCTTTTGGGTAACTTCAATGTCTTGAAGTAGTATTTCATTTGATACATTGTCGGCTGTCATAATATCCCTTTCAAATACTCCACTAAATAAGCAATGAGTTTCAAGATTGAACCCGCATCTAAAACAATATCGTTTCCAATAAACGTTTCCTGATGTTCGACATTTTTTTCATCTGTGTAAACGAACCTTCCGTAAGGCTCACCGCCTCTTGTTTTCTTGATCTCGAATTTCATTCTTCATCCTTCCATTGGTTAGTTTCTTTCAACCATTTGATAAAACGATCCTTTGTTGATCTTCCAACTCCGTGCAATCCATCAACACGATAATAAACTAAACCATTCTCTACGCTCAATACAGTCACCTCGCTCCCCTTTTTGGTTTTGCTTTTATGTCCTTCTTGTAATATCATTTCATACCTTCAGGTGACTCAGGAACCCAGCACCACCACGACTTGCCGTTTTTGTGGATGGCCTTATACCGAGATTCGTCAACGGGAGGTCGCTGTTCATCGAAAGGTATCCACCGCGTAAGAGACTGGAGACGCTCGATCTCGTCCAATGCAGCAAGGTACGGCATTTCTGAGCGCCCAAAGGTTTTGAACGAGTTTATCCGGTTCCGTTCTTTTTTGATATTTTCTTTTGTGTATTCCATTATTCTCTCCTATTCTATTGCATTGCCGTTTTCGTCAACTTCATCAATGTCGAATCCGTCCTCATTCGTCCAGTCTAACCATTCGCCTTCTACAAACTCTTGCAGCCCGCCAGCATTTGCGTAATCAGGTTTGATGTGATGTTCAAACTGGAATAGATCGTATTGAGCTAACACATCAAGAAGTTTTTTGGCTTCTGCAAGATTTTTGACCGGATACTCAAACGGTTTACCTGGAATTTGCGGGATCCACCAAACTTTAAGACCCCATTGTTTCGGTTGGCTGAAGTGCTCTTTTTGAATATTTCTACAATATTTACACATTTATCTCTCCTCTGTTTGATATATACAATAATAAACTATTCGATGTAAGAAATAAAGTGATATTCGTCTTAAGTTTTTATGACATTAAATTACACTCACGTGACCCACAAATTAGGTTTATCGTATCACAAGGATTGAATATTTATCATAGAATTTCAACGCTACGTTATTTTATGTTATTTTACATCTATGCTGAAATAAACGCAAAAATAAGCATTGTTGTAAATTAGCATAATTGATATTATATTTCCATAGAATAAGTGTAATTATGGAATTCTTTATTTACACTTTAATAAAGTACCCGCCAAGTGAATCTAATCACCCAGCGGGTCAAGGTGTGAGGCTAAGGCGCTCACCTGCCGGACGGCATTAGCGGTCAGTCTAAACTTTAGGCATGGCGCGTCCATCGTGATAAACCGTGAGGGGGTCGCCTATCTTTTACCCCATCCCCGTATTTCGGGATTCTACATTTGAACTATCACGGTCACGTTCGCGCGTCTGCAACGGCTTACGACTCAGCCCTATTAGGGTTGCTCACGACTCCCCGGCGTTCAACGCTCACATGCTACATACCACGGTATTGGATTTTCGCCAATTGAACTTCTCAGTATCGCCGAAGACACCTAAGGCAATTACGCCTATACGCTCGTGGTGTGTAACTATGTTTATTATACATCTAAATGTCTATTATGCTGAATAAAACTCCCCTGATAATGGAGGTTTATCAAGGGAGGTAGCGAGTGTACACTGCCTGTTTACAGGCCGACCCCGCATAAATAATCATACCACTTTTTTGTAAGTAACTATCTTATTCCCGTTCTTTGTTCGCTTGTCTACTTGCGCCCACTTGCCTTTTTTAATCATTTCTTTTGCCCTGTTCTTTGCCCCATTGGAAGATATTCCAAACCTTTCAGCAATCATTTCTCTTGTTAAGTCACCCTCTTCTAACGGTGGCAACCCCTCATTTGCCAGGTCGTTTAACATCTCTTGGATTTCGTCACCTATTTTGCTCATATAAAATACTCCGTTCGGGTGTCATACGTTTTTATGAATTGGTGAATTTCTAATAACCTGTCGTTTACGATCTCATAAACAAACATCCCACACGTCACGTCATCCGGACTCTTTGCTGCCTGGTGGGCATAATCATCTACCATGCACATTGAGGGACTTACTACTATATGGCTTGTAAATCCATTCAACCTGACTGTTTCAATTACCGGCGTATGATAATGACCCCGGACAACCAAGTCGGGTGGTTTTTGACCGTGCTTGATTGCGTGAATCATCATGGATTGTAAATAGTATCTTGCCACGTTTCCCTTTAGCCATTCTCTCGATCCGGTATATGGCCCGTGATGTGCAAAGTCAACTGTAAACTCACCATAATGGATTAATCCATGATAACAGGCTTCAATGTCTTTTTTTGGATATAACGCTTTTAGTTGATTGACTATCAGAATATCAGATGAACCTTGACCGAAATTATGTGCCCCTGTTCCGATTGCAAACCTTGCTGTTTTTAGATTCTTTACTGAGAATATTGGTTTTTCATTTGCAATTGCTATTGTTATTTGATCTGCCAATCTTTGAGATACCAACTCTGATGGATGTTTATTGCCTTGCGTTGGATCACCGTCCTCGATGTAATGGACAACATCTTTACCCGCTAATTTATTTAATTTATCAATATTTTCTAATTCTAAAGACCATAACTCTTTTTGACTTTCCGTTAAGTTTGGTTGCCAAAGTCTACACTCTCCGTTTTTTTGCATATCCTCTAATATAACGTCTGGATTCATTAACCCTAACTTGTTGCCACCGTGTCGATCACTCTCTTGTGCTATTAGGATTCTTTTCAATTCTACCTCCTGCAATAAAAATCCGACCATCAAGCCGGATTGATAATTTAGTATAACATTTTTTTCACGAACTCTTTAGTCCGAGAGCCGCAAGTATTCCTGCGATAATCACCCCTATTGAGTTTGTCAAACTCCATGCGTTTACACGTGCTTCTAAATGGTCTATTCTTACGTCTTGGGTCGCCTGGCAAGTGATCACCGTATCAATTTTACTTGACATAGCTTCTTGCGTTTCCCTAAAATCTGCTTGATTCAATACAACAGCGTTTAGCCTATTGTTGATATGTACCAGCCATTCCTTAGTGGTGTTTGGTTCTAATGTTTTTACGGTGTCATCTTTTGCCATGTAATCACCTCTATTTCAAATATGTAATACCGTTGTTTATTTCAGCGACGTATTGATCGATTCCGACGCGCTGCCAGATGTTTTGACCGTCAATGATTGTTTCAAGGCAATCAACTTTATAATTAACCGGAAGTGTCTTGATAACATTCCAACCAATTTTAGGGGATGAACGCATATTCAATTTTGACTGTGTATATTTGATTTTTACTACTCTAGCGTTCTCGATTGGTTGAGTAACCGTTTCATCATCCGGCGTCTCGATCGGATCGGCAACAGATGTTGAAAACATTGACTCATATTCTTGTTGAGTCCCTACCCAGCCATTGAGATCCATTTCTTTCAGCTCTGTTTTGAAGAGAGTTTTGCCGTCCGGAGTGCCGTTGTCATCCACGTCCCCATCTGAAGCGTATTGCCAGATTATAGGTTTTACATTCCATCCCTTATCAATGACCATTTGAACAATCGCCATCGGCCCGACCATCGATGTTCTATATGGATACCAGGCTACCCATAACGGACGGTCTTTGAACCATTCAGTAAACCAATCTAACCAGCCAACAGAGGTATAAATACCATTTCGTTTTCCATTGAGTTCGTCAATTCTTTGCAGAAATCCCCATGCAATATTGAGCGCGTGACGTTTGGCTTCCGGGTTAGTAAGTGGAGGGGAATAACTCGGCCCGCCGTTTTCAATGTCCATTCCACGTCTGATAATCCTCGTGCCGATGCTACAAAACCCGTAGGATTGATATACCAATTACTGTAATAATCCATGAACCAATATCCCGACCGTTTACATTTTCCTTTTGACCCCATCCAATTATCATAAAATTTACTATCAATCGTCCGTCCATAACCGACGCGGGTAATAGCAAAATGTGCATTGACTTTTGACCAATCGATTATGCCATTATTATTTGAAATATCAATCCCTCGAATCGGAAAACTTGAATATTTTATGCCCATGAGGCTCCTTAAAACGCATTACACATAAAACAAACTCTAATATAATCTGTGTCTGCCCACGTATGTGGCACAGTAGACGAGATAGAACTTTTTGTGGGGTAAGTCCCATCAACCTTATCCACACGCACGAAGCAAGTATTCCCTGATAATTGCACACCGCCCCAATAAATAGCAGTACCAGCGTCTCCAAAAAAAGCTGTTGAAAGGCATTGGGTTGTAGTTAATGGTATAGGAGGTGTGAAACTAAAATCGCCAGTAACTGTGGTGCTTGAAAACGTTAAATTAAAATCAACGAATAATTTATTCCCTTCTATTGAAAAAGTTGAGACTAAACTACCACTCCCAATTGTTATCCCAGTTAGGGTTGGAACCCAAGCAAACTTATCCTTAAATCCAGCTGGATTAGCCGAAGTCGAATAATAATTATTCGTTATCGCGTGAG